GTAAAGATTCGATGTGGAGAACTGCTTGCCAAAGTTCCTTTGTGTTGTATATTAAAAAGTTATTCTGTAAGGTTTCCAACTAATGTACCTTGGGCAGAAGAACAACAAGCATTGTATCTCCCCTACAAATTTGATGTCGAAACAAGTTGGGATGTGGTTTATTCGAACACTAATTTGCCCAATGCCGATTCAATTGTAAATCTGGGAGAATAAAATGCCAAACCAAATAACACTGACTAACATAGACCCAGCCAAAGATTTAGTGGCAGCATCAAGTACAAGCTTACTTTCAAAACATACAAAAGACAATCTCAAGCATTGTCTGCCGATGATCGATTTGCCATAATTCCGTCTGGACATGAGTATCGTCCTGATTTAACAAGTCAACAAATCTACGGAACCCCAAGTTTCTGGTGGCGTATACTGGAAGCAAATGGCATTTTTGACATTTTTGATTATAAGGCTGGTGTCAATATACGACTTCCAGTTAATCCTCTATGAGTGGATGTGGCGTAAATTGTCCCGGTTTAGCTGTAGCTGATGGGAAGGCTACACGAGAGTCTTCGCATTATGTGCGAAGTCCATATGTTGCCGTTTCTTTTTCCGGTGATCCAAAATCCAAACCTTTTGTGACAATTGGAAATGAATCTGCTCCGGGGTTAGGTAATAGTGCTGTCATAAAGTCATTTGAATTTGGAGCAAGTAACGGGCTTCAGGCAACAGTTGAAATTGTTGATGTGTCGGGTGGAGCATTTGAAAAGTTCGTTAAAAGCATCAGGATGGACACTAAAGACAGCACTGATCCCGTCACGCACATGAATGTTGTATGGGGATGGATTCTTTCGGATTGCGACAGTCCTTCCGTTGCCAAATTTGAAACAACTGATCCCATTAGTCTTTTGGTAACTCATATAGATACAACCTTTACTAACGGCATAATTCGATTCACTGTCACCGGCAATGATGTTGCACAAGGTATTTTCGGAAGTAGGGGCGAAAAAGTCATCGGCAGCGACAAGCATCCAGTGCCATTAAAAGAGGCACTAAACAAACTATTCACCGAAATCAAAGATGCAGGCCCTCTTTTGGAACCAGTTGGAAAAGCAAAAGTCGTATTTGCAGATAGCAAAGGAAATGATAGTGGATGGGAGTTCAAAAAAGGGAAAGGAAAACCATTAAATTATTGGCAGTACGGCAACCAAAACAAAATATCCACGGCAATGAGATGGATTTCAACTGAAACAACACAAAATGATCGTGGCATTTGCATGTACATAGACTCAAAAACTGGCAATTTGGTCCTTCAAGAAGCACCCAACCCTTGTGTTGGTGACTTGGAACCCATTAGTCCAGCAAAGACCTACATAGTCAATGGTGGATCGTGCAGTTCAGTCATCAGTTTCACCCCAACCATTAATTGGTTGGCTCCAATAGCCACACAAATGGCCAATGGCGGCGGCGGTGGTGGCACAGTATCGCCAATAACACCTCAACAGAGCCTAAGTGCGATGCTGCAAAAAAGTCATTAAAAGTTGGTGGTTCATCTGAATCCGTAACAAACAAAACAAGCACAAAAACAGGCACAGCCGCAGATTACAAAGACACCGGTCAAGCATTCAGTGCCAACAGAAATGCCAATTTTTTTATCAGTCCAATAGAAGCAGAGTTAAAAGTAATAGGGGATCATTCTCCTGAACTGATCCATAGACTGCAATGGAATTACAAAGGAGTTTCATTGATAGTATTGAATCCTTTTGCAACATCAAAATCACAGGGAGCGGAATGTTTGAGTTACTTGACTGGCGATGCTTGCAATAACATCTTGACTCGATCTGGTTGGACAATAATTGGCGTATCGCACTCAATACGGGAAGGGTCATACATAACAACATTGAAGTTAAGATTGTATTTGCCAGAGGCTGATTTTGCTGATGCTGCAAAGGGTGATGGATTGTAAGGATAACAATGATTGAAAAAATCAATAAATTATAGCAAGAATAAAGAGAGATAAAAGATAGGATTAACACTGTACTTAATGACACTTCAAAGGTTGTTCAAAGTGCAATCAAGAAGAGATGGAAACTCGCACCCCAAGCGGAAACTCTGTTTGGTATGTATACTGGACTTGTTGTCGATACTCTCGATCCAGATAGAAATAACAGAGTAAGATTCTTCACGCCATTTTTGAATAGTCCAGACACGCAAGTGTTGCAGCTTTGTTGGGCGGCCCCAATTTCATCTATGGGTGGATTTGATGATTGTGGTATAAATTGGGTTCCACCGGCTGGCAGTACGGTATGTTTGCTTTTCGAGTCGGGCAATAGAGATGCCCCGTTTTATGTGGGAACTACGTGGCACAGAGAAAGAGGCCCTAAAAATTCCAGATTTGACTATGGCATTCCTGAATTCAATAAAATTCATGAAGGACATCGGTTGGGATACCTTGCCGGTCCAAATGATGGAACTCAAGTATTTCCACCTTGGAATACCGAAAACTACAATTCATTTGACAGAGATAGCAAAAAAGATTCCAGCGACCAAAAAGACGCCTTGGAAGGCTTGACATATCCTAACATCTATGGATGGAAAACGCCGCAAAAGCACATGGTTAAGATGGTTGATGGAGACTACCAGTGCAACCATAGGCACAAAAGATTTGAGATTATTTCTTCCAGTGGTTGTCACATCATCATGAAAGACGATCATTTGCATCCTGCTGGTCAGTGGTGCAATGGTGGAAGTAAAGGATCGCCGCCTTCAAAATGTGCCGACGAGAACGGCAATCCACTGGAAACTGGTGATTGCGACCCCGGCAATAAGCAAACATTTGCAAACCCATATTTCAAACAAGATCAAGAGCAACGCCCTTACAAGGGACCGGGAACTCCCCAAAATAACAAGGTGGAATTGAAGCAAAGCGGCTTTCAAATTTTGAGCATTGCTGGACACAGTATTATTTTGGATGACGAAGTTGAAAAGCCGAAGGGTGATCCGGGTGGCGGTGGATGGGAAAGAGCGCTCAAGAATTTTGATTTTGGTTGCACGAATCGATTCATGGGTGGAATCAAGGTCATATCTGCAACTGGACATAGCATTCACATAAGTGACAAAGAAGAACTAATAGGTGAAGAACCAGTAAGAGGCAAAGAAAACTTCATTAAGATTTTAACTGCTGACGGAAACAGAATTGAAGCAAATGACCACAAGAAGTCCAAAAGCGGCAGTCGTGTAGTTGCTGGCGAGCAATGTGGCATCACAATGGAAACCACCAGCACACATAAGTTCGAGATGATCGATACTGAAAATGAAACAGAACCACAACTAAGACGTGATAAGAACATTCCAATAGCTAAAGCGAAAGGTGGTTTTATCAGACTAAGAAGTGGATATGGCTTGCAAATCCACATGGCAGATTGTAGTAGTCCGGGACAAACTGATGGTAGCCAGAAAGAAACAATCAACCAAAATATACAAGTTTTCTGCCCAATGAGGGATAATACGACTCGTGGGCCGCATATTATGCGGTTTCAGGAGGCAAAAGAAGGACCGGGACAGATATATTTAAGGGCTGGTGGGGATTTCGTCTGCCAAACCTATGATCGTCATTACACAATAGTGGGGACACCGGAAAATCCATCGGATAAAGTTACTATTGTAACAAAAGACTACTTGACATTGACTGAAGATGCCTATTTCAACAAAGCAAACATTCACTTATTGTGGTCGAAGCGGATTATGTTGTTGTTGGCTGGAAGTGACTGCCCCGGTGAAACCGAGCCGGTTCCATGTCCTGCACCTGTGTTGTGTTTGGGACCGAAGGGCATCATGATAAGTGATAGAGTTATAGTATCAACTTCGGCGAATGCCCCATGTGCGAGCATATTCCAGTTGACACCGTTCCATGATTGCTAAGGAGTAAGATGCAGAAGAGACAATTTCAGGGGTTTCCTTATCCGGTGGTTAAAACACCGTTGGGCTTCTTCCCTGTACAAAATGGAACAGATCAAATTAAATCTGACTTGCTCATACTTCTCTTGACTAATCCGGGTGAACGAGTGATGTTGCCTGATTACGGAACTGGTTTAAGGGAATTTCTGTTCGAACAACGAGATTCAATCGTTACAGAACAAATCATAAGTAGGATATCTAGGTCTATAGAAAAATGGGAACCTCGGGTTGCTATTACGGATATAACAGCTTCCGTTAACTCATCTGAACTTGCAAGTGAACTTAGTGGAGACACAAGTCATGTTGTGTTAGTTAAAATCAGTTTTCGTGATCCGAATGACCTTCAAAGCATAGAGTCTTTGGTTTTTGAATTGCCGATATAAAGGATAAAAATGCTCAATAACTGTCCAGTGGATGTGGTGCCATATGACAAATCAGGATTGACAAAAAATCCAAGCTTTGTCAACTTGAATTATACAAACCAAGATTTTTGGTCGTTGAAGGATCGTTTGATTAAGTACATACAGGAACGATTCGGTCCCAATGGTAGCGTACTGCCGAATACATTTAACGACTTCGTTGAATCTGATTTGGGAATTGTGCTGATCGAGAATCAAGCATTCATAGGTGACACCTTATCGTTTAAGATCGACCAAATAGCAAATGAAATTTATACCGATACTGTAACTGAAGTTGAGAATATGTTCCGCATTGCGAAAGCGGAAGGATTTGAACCACAACCACCTATTGCAGCCACGTCTTTTTGGACGGGTTCAATTATTTCTCCCCTGACAACCGAACTTAGGATTCCTTCGCCAATTTCAGTGCAATATGCAGCACAGGGAACAACTGTAAATCTCGAACTATTCCAGACAGACAGTCAAAATAACCCTTTGCTTGGGGAAGACATAGTATTCCCTGTAGGCACAACTCGCATAAGTAACGTCATTGGAATTGAAGGTCGAACAACAACTGACCAGTTTGTTGGGACTGGTGAAGTTGGACAATCATACCAATTAAACATAGGACCGGTTATTTTTGATTCCATCATTGTCAAGATTGATGGCATTCAATGGACGAGAGTGGACTTTTTCACTGATTCACAACCAAGAAGAGAGTTTAGAGTCGAATACGACTCTAACTGGCAAGCATTCATTATTTTTGGTAATAACAGAGCAGGATTAATCCCATCCCCCGGCTCCGTTATACAGGCGAGCTACAGAGTTGGCGGCGGTACAATAGGAAACATTGTTGTTGGCACATTGGAACACCAAGAGCAAGCAAGTGTACCCGGATTTCTCACCACGATTACAGTTAATTTTGTAAACTATACAACTGGCAAGAATGGGTATGATGGGGATACAATCGAAGACATTCGAAGAAAGATGCCGAAGTATCTAAGAACGCAAAATAGGGCTGTATCTGGTGATGATTACAAAACACTTGCAGATCAATTTGCCACTCCTTATTTCGGACAAGTCGGCAAGTCCACCGCTGTATTGAGAAATCATGGATGTGCAGGAAACATCATAGATTTGTACATACTTTCATTAAATGGAGTCGATGGACTCGTAACACCAACAGATGACCTCAAAATCGCTTTGAAACAGGAGTTGGAGAACAAAAAAATGTTCACCGATTTCGTTTGCGTAAGGGATGGTGCCGTCTTGACTACTGATATCACTGTTGATGTGACATTGGACAAGTTTTACAGGAAGTTTGAATTGGAAATGAAAGCGAAGATTTTGTCAAGAATCACCGCCTTTTTCTCCCTTAACAATTGGGACTTCGGACAAATGTTGAAAAGTGTTGATATCACTAAATCTTTGGCCGATATAAAGGAAATTCAAAGCGTCGATGTCAATCTGACGACTGTTGACCCGAACAATTCTGGCTCTATAGTTACCGCTAAGTTCTACGAGGTCATACGACCAGATCAGATTTCGATATCTTTCATTTATGTGTAAGGCTAAAGATGGCAATCAAAAGAATAGATGAGAACCCGACAATAGCAGATCAAATTGTATTTGATATACTGACACCGTTTTCCAACACATTGGGAAATGTTGATGAATGCTATAATGCCAATCCATATAAGGTGGACAATGTAGCCATCTATTTCTTGGAAAGAAACTTCACTAGCATCAATTTCGGAGAATACGATTCAACAATAGCAAACAAGAGCCTACAAGATCAACTTGATCAAGCTAAAGCAGCAGCATGTGCCACGGCGATCCCAACAATTAGTCAATTGGATGCTATCCTCGACCTAAGTCGAAAGGTATCGGAAAACACAGAAGTAAATAAGGTTTACTACAAAGACGCCGTGCCTGTAGCTACGTTCGGCACACCAGACTTTCCAGCTTGGATAGGAAGTGATGTCGGGAATGCTCTTATCACAAACATTCCATTAGACTCGGAAGGAAATCCTCAATATGGACATTTCGAGTTAGAGTGGAATCCAGTTGGTCAGCGAGAAGGAGACTACTTCATTTGCTGGACATATACTCCGAATCCGGCTGGCGATAGCCTCAGTAAACACAATTATTTCTCAATTGGCAGCAGCGGTAAACTGACAGCAACAATTCCAAGTCATATTACCAAACCAAATAAATACGAAACCTTACTTGAAAGATATTTGCCAGAAGTGTTCAAGATGAGGATGTCAGACAATGATTTGACGCCGGAAGTTCTGAGTGAATATAACATCGCAACTGCCAAGTTTTACACCCTTCTAGAAGACCTTGCGAATCAAATCATTGATTTGTTGGATGCGAATGTGGTTTCGGAGCCATTGCTACCATTGCTTGCATCACATTTTGGAGTGAAGCTCAGAAGCAATGACCCGACGCTTTGGAGACGCCAAATCAAAAATGCCATTCCGCTTTTCAAAATGAAAGGTACATTCAATGGCTTAAAAATGGCTCTCGGCCAAGCTGGAATCGATCTCAAAAAACTGACACAATTCTGGCAAATTGTTTCTCAATACACTTGGCAGGAGGCATTCGAGGTAGAAGTTGATGGGCAAGTGGATTTCACGCTTTCCAAAGGAGCAATTCAGCCAATTGACCTTCTGAATACGGAAGTGTTTTGGAGAGGCGTAAACGACACAGAATGGACAGTTCTCAACACTGATTATATTGAACTTGGATTGGTTACTGATTTAGGATGTGATGGACAACGCACAGCTTTGACTTGGCTCGGCGAAAATCTATCCTTTAATCCTATAATTCTCAAGGCTGGTGATTGGATTCGTATCATCTACAAGATTAAGGAAGTTCCAAATCCTACACAGCAGAGCTTGGAAGATTACATCCGATTGTTGTCTTTGAGTGACCAGAGGGATGAACGAAATCAAATCTATCCGTTGAAGAACTGGAATGTAAGAGTATTGGAGGAAGATGATCCTTTGTTTGACATCTTGGTTCCAAACAGACATCCATTCCATGACCCGGTTATCTTCGGCAGGGTGCGGACCGAATTCGCTTATAGCGAAAATGTTTATAACATGGAAGAATACAATGGCTCGACAAGGGATTCAACGAATCCATGCGACATTGACAGAACCTTCCTAGACACATGCACTGCATGTCTTAGCAGCAAATTCGCTCTTGATTTGGAAATCGAACAGTTGAGCAACGACAGAATTTCCGAAGCACAAGAAATAGTCAAAGAGTTCTCGCCATTCCATGCCATTTTGCACAGCATGAATCTTAATGGTGCCGTAAACGAAATAGTACGACCCCCAATTGA